TGTGTGGGTCGTGTACTTCGCCCGTAGTGGTTGAATACCTTTGCCCATGACCGCCAGATAAGCCATAAACAATCTGCCCGTTTTGTTCTTGTAAACCAGTTAAATCACCTTGTAAGGTGCTTGTCGGCACAGGGTTTACATTTGCGTCATAGACTGCTTTGCTGTACGGAACAAGATAGCCAGTAGTCGATAAGCCTTGACTTTTTAAATAGTTAGATAAGCCAGAACTTGTTAAATCTATATTTTGTGAATTTTGGTTAAAAGTTTTAACATTATTTTTGTCAGTAAAGTAAGGCAGTAAAAAAGTGTTATCGCCAGCAGTTAAGCCGCCATTGTCTGCAACATTGCTTGGCACATAACTGTATTCTTGACCGCCTACATTAAAAGTAAGCCCGTAGGTTTTCCCGCCAGAGAATTGACTAGCGTAAGTTGGCGCGGCATTTAGTTGCTCAAAAGTGGGGAAATTACCCTGATTTGCGGGATTGATAATTGCCATAGACAAACCTTTGATTGTTTACTGATTGTAATAGGGGACTTTATACGGCACACCATTTATAGTGATATTTATAAATCCCACAGGATTGGCTGGCAATGTCGCTGAACCAGCAGTCGCGCTTGTCGCTGAACTAAAGTTGAGCAAATTTAGGAAAAACTGTTGCCATGCCCGTGTTGGTCGTTTAGTCGTTGTATCCAAGAACTCAGTCTGTGGATATGGGTTCAGCTGCGAAGTGTTTGCTATGCCAGTAGCCATTAGTTTTCCCCCGCAGTCGCTTTGAGATTAGCCGACACAATGACAGCGTTAACAGGGTCAGTTATTGATACTTCAAAAACCCTATCTCTAGCCATGCCCAATCTGCGCCAAATGGCACGATTCTTATATTTGCCAAGTTGACCGATAGTTACCCAATATTCTTTTGACCAAGTAGAGCCACCATCGTTTGACCATCTAAGCATTGCCTGCGGGAAAGTCGTTGTGGTGTTGTTATTGACCGCAGCTTGTATGCCAATCACATAAGTATCAAACGGGCCAATCGTGAAAGTGGCATTTGGGTAAATGATGTAGGGAGAATTTAAAAAAATGTTTGTTGTCAAACCAACAGTAAGCCCCGTAGTCCCAACGCCAGGCTGAAACTGAATCTGCAATTCATCAAAATATTGTCTTTGGAAGTCAGCAACAAGGTGCGGTGCGCGTCTTAATCTGCGTACATTTTGCCCATTGTCTGTGTAATTTAACTTGTCTAACTCATAGATTGAGCCGTTTTCATAGTCACCAACCAAGACCATGCCTTGAAACACAGCACAGCAATTACCCCTGTGACGCGAATAAGAGCCGTCAGAATTGGTGTATAGCCACTTGTGCCACATTGCTGTCGTTGAGTCATACGCCCAAGTTAACTCTAGCGTAGGGAATGAAACGACATAGACTTCATGCCCTTCTAACTGATAAGTCCAAGCAATAGCATCATCAATAGTTTTGTTTGTAATCGAATTTTCAACAGCATGGTTAGAAATACGGGTCGGCATATAGCCGTTCATTTGCATAATTTGCGCTTGACCGCGATTGTTTCTAGAGACATAAGCAAAAGAATTGCCCAGTCTAGCAAGTGAGAATTCAGCTGCAATGCCGTGTTGGGTAGAAGTGCCTGGTATTCTTTGGAAAGGAAAAGGCACAGCACCCACATCGACCCACACTTCTGACGAAGCCTCACCCATTAAGTAGACTTCGCGGTGGTCAACAATAAGAGCCACTAAGTTGTCTGGCGCACCATCTTTAGACGAATAAGAAGTATTACTAGAAATAGGCGAAAGTAAGTTAGACGCGCCCCATTGTTGTGAGTTTGGGCGGTCATAAACAAAGTAGTTATCAACTATGTCGCAAGTATTGCCACCCGAAAATGCCCCGTCTGTCGATGGCAAAACAGAAAAATTGATAGCGTACATTGTCACGCCTACCGCTACTGTGCTGGCAACGCTTAATGTATAAGTGCCAACGCCACCAGTACCCGTACCCAATGCCGTAATCACGCTATTTACAGTAACACCAGCACCTTGGATTGTTTGCCCAAGATACAAAGTGCCACTAGCAACAGCACTAACAGTCAAAGTCGTGCCTGCGATTGTGGCAGTCACCACAGCACCCACAGCAGTCGAGTTTAAAACGCTACTGGTGACTGTTTGCGACAAATTGATGGTGTATGTACCAACCCCACCCGTACCCGTTCCTAAAGCCGTTATAACTGTTTCTGCGCTAACTCCTATGCCATACAAAGACTGGCCAACAGCAATAGTTCCGCTTGACATAGAACTGACAGTTAAAGTCGTGCCAGATGTAGAGCCAGTAAACACAGCGTTAGCAGGCGAAGATATGCGCCATGTATAGCGATAAACCCCGTCTACTATGTAGACATTTATGCCGTTATCAGTAATCGTTACACGACCAGAACTTGAATTTAAAAGCCCAATTACAGACGGGACTAAATTAGAAGTGAAAGCGTAGACATAAGGCCCACACACAACGACCATTTGTGCGCCACCCGACACAGTACGCATACCGCGCACTTCTTGTAGGTTTGGCAGCAAGGCTTTTAAAGTGAGACCAGGCGTAGGGTAAAGCGCAAACACGCCCCGTTCACCAGGCTGTTTTAGAGGGTCAACTTCTGGAAAGAAGTTAATGCACTCTTGGTCATCCTGATAAATAGAAGGCGCTGAATAAGAAGGCCCAACAAAGCCAAAGTCCATTTAGACAAATCCCCCAGTAAGAATCCAGCCAGCATCTTTCGAGCGAGAATTCATTAAAGCGTCTGGGTATCTTGATACTTGTAGTGGTGTCATGTTGTTGCGCTTAATCGTAGCCTTCGCTTGTGCCGCATAGCCACTAATCATTGCTATTTGCACTTGACTAGCCTTGCCATACATGGGCATTAAACGCTCTGCTAAACACCATCTGAGAGCCATTGAATAGCCTTGTGGCAAAACAATAGGGTCTGTCAAAGTGTTATATCTGCTAAAAATTGTGTTGGCAAACAAGTGCATTTCGCCTTGTGAGGGGTTTGGCCAAACAAACAAGTTGCCCGTGTCCGCGCCTGGGTTGTAGTAAAGGGCTTTTGGCCACGGGCCATTTAGCGTCTTTAAACCAATCATTTCGTAGTCTTGCAAGGCAAGAACAGATATTGGGTAATCTAAGCCTCCGTTAAGGATAGGCTGACCATTAGAGGTTGTGTTAACACGCACAAAGGCAGAGTTAATCTGCAATGGCTTTTCATAGTAAGCAGTTATTGCAGTTGATGCTACTGTTTGACTAATGTTAAGTTTGTAAGTACCTTGCTCATTAACATTACCTCCAGCGCCCGTTAAAAAGTCAACGATTCTTGTGCCTGTTGTAATTCCAGTACCGCTCAAAGTTTGACCTTGAGCAACAGCACCAGAAGTAATTCCTGTAACTGTAAGAATGTCACCAGATATTGAGCCTGTAAAAGCTGCGCCAATAAAGTTGGCTGTGGATGCAACAGGGCCAATCGTGTATTGAGTTTGACCAGCAATGACAGGGAAAATAATCTCTGTCACATTGAAAACCATCATATCTTCGTTAGAAAATTGGTCTAACAAATCATTTAGCATATCCAATGCGTCTATGGCGGCATCTGGCGTTGGAGTTTCACCCGCTTCTAATGCCCCAATGTCCTTCAAGGCTCTGCTGATAATGTCTATTGGGACTGTCATTTTTTGCCCTTATAACTTAACTGTAAAAACTACGGGTTTCCAAGGCGCTTCAATCTTTTTGCTTTGTACGCTTAACAGCTGCTCTGCTAAACGCTTTTTAATAGAACATTCTCCGTTTACTGTGTAAGCGGCTTCTACCCATTTAGCAACCATTTGCTCTGTTACATCAGCAAGCGCAGTTGTTGCCTCGCCTTCAAAAGTAGCATTGCCTTCTGTTTCTACTTTGTCTTGTCCATTGTCAACAGAACAATAGTACCTAGCCGAAGTGATTTTTTCACCATCAGCGTAAATGTCTAGAATTTTCCAGACATAGTTCATTTTGTTTCCAAAGCCACAATACGGGCGGTTAGTGCGTTAATTGTTTCTGCTTGTGTGTTAACTGTTGCACATAATTCTTGCACCGCCTTAATTAGGGCTGGAACAAGTACCGCAGAAGATGCTGTCCAAGGTGCGCGATGTGAACCATCATCGTTTAACACTTCTTGCGATACAGCCTCTGGTGCTATTTCAAAAAGTTCTTGAGCAATTACACCAAAATCAACATGGGTGTCTGTTTCTTTCCAATCAAAACTACGAATCTTTACAGCGTTAATTTTTGATAATGCTGATGGTGCATCAACAATGTTTTTCTTTAAGTTTCTGTCGGAAGTAGTTGCGTAAACGATAGCGTTGCCAGCCCTGTTGTAATAAACAGAACCTCTTTCGCTTGCACCAGTATCTGTTAACCATGCAACAAGTTTGTTATCACCAGATGTTGGTGTTTTCCAAACTTGCATGGCTTCATAACCAGAATTACTAGAAGTTCCTCTAATTGTTGCCGCGCCTTGACCACCAGCGCCTTGCACTTGTAAAGTTGCTGACCCATAAGTTGGGAAAACAGATGTTGTACCCATAAGCACATAACCATCTACGGTAATACGCATGGCTTCTGAAAGTGATACTGAATTGCCAGCAGTGCCAGAAGCGGCTACATACCATTGGTGACTTCCAGTACTTTGCGTATATTCTGACGCACCACCAGTAGTTTTATATATGCGAGCCGACCCGTTGTAGTAAAGATTATTGGAATAGTAACTTGTGCCATTACCAGAACCTATTGACCATAGTGAACTTTGAGAACCAATGTCTAATGCTGTAAACCCTGACCATGCACTTGGTGCAGAACCAATACCTACATTTCCTGTGCTGTAATAAATATTAGAACCAGTAGTAGTCCATTGGCTTGCGCTGACTGTTGTCCATGTTGGTGCCGCACCAGAGCCAGCAGAAGTCAATACTTGACCGCTAGTGCCTGCCGCGCTTGTCAAAGTCAGCGCAGTCGTTATGTTTGCAGATGCAAGTGTTGGTGCAGTCAGCGTCTTGTTGGTAAATGTTTCAGTACCAGTAAGGGTCGCTATTGTGCTGGAAGTTGCAGGCACATTTAGGTTAAATGTAGACGCGGTATTAGGGCCAACCAAGTTAACTTGACCGCCTAATGTTGCTTGAAATACTAAATTTCCCATGCTTTTTCCTTATGGTGCAATGATTAACTGTGACGCAGTTAATGCGCCAGTTGAAGGGTTGTACTGTAATTTTGTAGAGGATACAAACTCAGTTGTTAAGTTACCGCTTGTAACCGAAGCAAACAATGGGTAACGAACTGCGTTAGTGGTTGTATCGTCTGTAACTGTTGCATAAACGGCTGGTGTTGCCCAAGTAGGCGTAGCACCCGTTCCAGCAGAAGTTAATACTTGTCCAGCAGTTCCTTGACTGCCATCAAAACTTGTTGTTCCAGTTACGCTTAAATCTACAAAACTACCATTCTTAGGCGTTACTGCACCTATTATCATGTTGTCTATATCGCCAGCAAAAGTAGGCGCAATTTCAATAGAGTTAACACCAGTAGGTTTCATGTGAACATGACCCGTACCAGTTGGGCTTATGTCTATCTGAGCATTAGTGCCGTTTAGATTTGTTGATACATTGATAGCAACATTGTCACCACCGCCAGCACCCATGCTTATCTGAGTAGTGCCAGCAGAATTTCTTAATGCCAAACCAGCCGAATTAGTTGCTTGAACTATCGGAGTCGTAAGACTTGTAGATGCTGTAACAGTAGTAAATGCACCCGTGGTGGCAGTTGTTGCACCAATCGTAGTGCCGTTAATAGTTCCACCAGTAATGGCAACAGAACTAGCATTTTGGGTAGACATCGTACCCAAACCACTAATGTCGGTATTGGGTATGCTTGCAGATGCCGTTAAAGCTGCTGTTCCTGTGCCTTTTACATAGCCAGTTAGCGTAGCCGCACCCGTACCGCCAGAAGGAACATCAAGAGGGCTAGTTAAGCCAGAAATTGTGCCACCAGTAATCGCTACTGCATTGGCGTTCTGGGTCGACATAGTGCCAAGACCCGTAATGTCTGTGCTTGGAATAGTTGTAGACGCTGTAAACGCGCTTGTGCCGTTTCCTTTGACATAGCCTGTCAACGTAGCAACGCCAGTACCACCATAAGCCACGCCTATCGTGCTTGCAGTCCAACTACCAGCAGTTAGCGTTCCAACGCCTGTAATGCCCGTATATGAGCCAGACAGTCGCGCTGTGTCTATCGTGCCAGAAGTGATTTGGTTGCCAGCAATAGCGATACTTGTGTTAGTTACAGATGTAACTTGACCGCTTGCGTTAGTGATAAACACAGGCACTTGTGACGCAGAACCATAAGTTCCCGCTGTCCCTACGGGCGTAATGCTGAACTGAAAACTAGACAAAGTAAGACCAGTTCCAGCCGTGTAGTTCGTGCTGGTGCTGAAGTTACTCCATGTCATTGCGGTAACGCCCAAAGTACCGCCTGGTTGCGCTGTGCAATACCAAGCAGTTCCTAATTGAGTCGAGCCAAACTCAACAAACACCAATGCGCTTACATACTGTTCCCAAGTCGTGCAACCCGTTGCGTATGTCCATGCGCCAGCGTTTACTTGGTAAATGCCGTTTTCAGATGATGTAGTTTGATTTTTTACTAATACTGTATTGCCTGCGACCACCGCTTTACCATCAATCGTTTGCGGGCCTGATAGCGTGATATTGGCAGTTGTTGCAGCTGTTACGGGCGCTTTCCAACTAATGCCCACAGCATAAGACTGCAAGGCAAGATAGTTAACAATGTCAGTCGCGCCAGATGGTGCAGTCGTGATTGTTCCCGTAGTGGTAGCAATATTAGTAAAAACCCCTGTTGATGGGCTTGTTGCACCGATTGTCGTGCTGTTAATTGTGCTACTGGTTATGCTTAAACCAGACTGACTAGGGTTTATTGACGCATAAAACGGCTGACCCTGACCAATAAAAGTCTGAAAAACCCCATCAACCGAAAAATACGCTTGAACGGGTAATAAGTTTTGTACGACAGAATTGGCAGGGTTAGCCATAACGCCCCTTTAAGATTGGTCAGCGGCAGGAGTTACATACAGGATTCCAGCAGTTCCAGAATTGGATTTTGCTGTTAAATAGTATGGTGTAGTTGGCGTTGCAATAATCATTGGCAGATTCATGCTTGCGGGCAAAACAAAATCACCATTAGTGCCATCAGTAGGGAATACTGGTGCGCCTGGGTCTGTCGTACCCCACTTCACAGCAATAGGACTTGCGCCCGTATTAATAAATGAAGTGTAGTTAATCTGGTCATTAGTGTTGTCATCAATCAAAACTGCCGAATGTGCGGTAGAAGTGACTGATAACGCTACTGTTACGCCAGCATTTCTTTGAACAGATGATGCAGCCATGATTAAGCCGCATTCGTTGCGATTGGTGCGCCTTCAACGCGGTCAATTCTGATGTAATACACACCAGCTGCAGGCGTAATTGCAGTAGCCGCACCAGAAACGTTCTGGAACTGTAACTGCAATGTGTTGTCTGCGCTTGCGTCTATATTGGTAACTGCAACATTTGAAGTCTGATTGCCAGCGTACTGAAGCAATGTGCAAATATCAGTGGATTTAAGACCAGGGATTTGGAAGGTTTGCAAAGACTGCACAGAACCAGTAGTCATTGCAGCGGGGGTCAAGGAAGGGGCAATGACAAATGATTCTTGAACATTACCACGGGAAATGGTCGTTGATGACATAGGAATTCCTTTACAGAATGAATTGATTGTATCTTAAAAGCAGAAAAAGCCACCCCTTGTGAGGATGGCTCTTTGCTTATTTACTCACAAATTAAGGTAAAAATGTGAGGTCATAGCCGTAGACAAACACATCACAAGTCGCGGCAATCGTAGTACCCACATTAATGAAAATGTTAGTTGGGTTAGATATAGCGGTGTTTGGATTTGTTGCGGCAGTAATGGTTACATAAGGGCCACCAGTGTTGCTAGTCAAAGCAGCGGTGGTCAAAATGGTAGAACCTGTTTGTGAACGACCTGTGTATACACCAACAGTAGCCGTTGCAATAGTGGTGGTAGCACCGCTAGAGTTTAAGCCGTTAGTGATAACTACGCTGGTAGGCACAAATTTGGTTACATCTAAAACGATTGACGCTGTATCACCAGCGGCAGATAAGTTTACAGATTGAGCAGAAGCAATCAAACGCAAGGCTTGGTTTGTACCAAGGATTTGCGGATTATTGCTGACTGTGGTTGCTGGTCCTGGATTTGCCATGATTAGGTTTCCTTAAAAAAAGTTAATGATTAAGCGGCAACACGGCAAGCGAGTTCTGGGTACAGAGGTGCCCAGCCATACAACACATCTAAACGAGTAGGAATACTATCGTTGTTAATGGTGTATTGACGGACAACGCGCATTGACAGACCGATTTCCTTGTCAGAAGCACGACCAGCAAAGTGAACACCCTCTGGCAACTCAAGGTCGGCTACTGCAAGAGTAAACGCATTGCGGTGCATGATGATGTTCTGTGGAGACACAGTACCAGTGCTGTTGAACTGAGTCACAGCGGCAGTAGCAGAAGTAGTCGGGATAGACACGTTTTGGAACTGACCAGAAGTAATCACAGCGGGAGACACAATCACAGAACCAGAAGAACCAGAAGCGATAGCAACAGTTTGCTTAACAACGAAGTTACGCAACTTGTTAGTGCCGTAGGCTTGGCGGTTTTGTGGGTTGACAGCAAACACACCAGCGATAGTGAATGTATCACCAGCGTTGAGGTTCAAAGTACCAGTGTTAGCAGCTGTAACAGTAATAGTGCTAGAAGATGCCCAACCAGAGGTCAAGAAGCCAGTAGCAGTAGTAGTAGCAACAGAAGCAGTCACAGTAGTGGTGCTGTTAGAGCCGAAAGTTTGAGCAACCACGTTCTGGTCTAATTTCCAGTTCATGCCACCAGAGTCACGACCCATCAAGCCCTTGCGGTATTGCTCACCAATAGCCTCTTGAGGTACAAACAAACCTTTCAAACTGTCAACAATAGTTGCAGATGTGAAGGGTTCAACGATACATGAACGACGGCCATCGCGTGGTGCGCCTTCAGAATCAAGGTAAGCGCCAGCAGTCAGATAAGTAATCAAACCTGTGGGTGGTGTACCAGCAGTACCAACGATGTTGGCGGTCTGCAAAGTAGCCATAGACAAACCATCGCGGTCAATCTTGTTGGCGATAGCTGCAACAGCGGGCTTCAACACGCGGTCGCTAAACATATCAAGGCTCAGAGCCAAGTCTTGTGTAGTGAACTGTGTATCAACGTGGAACTGGGTAGCCAAAGTAACTGGAACTGAAGATTCGTTAAAATCCTCTACGTTCAGCGCAGGGCCAGTAGTTCCGATAAAACGACCTGGTCTACGGACATTGACTGTGTTACCAATCTTTGCACCGACAACAGCGAACTGGTCATCATAGTTGCGGTCGACTTCTGAAGTGAAGGTCAACTCGTTTTCCAAAACCATCAACGCTTCGTTGGTGATTTTCGATATGGTCAATAAATTATTAGCCATTTCATTTCCTTAAAAATTAAAAAGATTAGGTTTAGCGAATCTTCCCAGCCTTGCGGGCTTCTTTCCATGCTTGGAATGTTCCATGCCAATCTCCATTAGAAGTTAGCGGTACATCAGCAGGGTTAGACCCTCTCAGCGGTTGGATTGGCTGTGGTGCTTTACTACGAACAGTCGGTGCAGATTGAGCCTTTGTTTCCTTAGTCTCAAATCTTGCCTCTAGTTTTCCAATTTCTCGTAACGCTTGTTTAGGTGACAACCCTGCGATTTTCTTTGCTACATCGTCATTCTCAGCCAGATGGTAAAGGATTTGTGGCCCTACATCGCTCTCAAGAATTGCGTCTCTTATGTCATCATTTACGACCACATCGCTTGACGCTACTATGTCATCAAAATCGGGCAATGACGCTTTGGCTTGTTGTACTTTCTCTGCCCATTGTCCAATGACTTTTTGGCGTTCCTGTACTACTTTAGCCTGTGCCTCTTGCCTGTCCCGTTCAGCAAGTGCTTGTTCTGTCGAATAAACCGCTAGGGCTTTCGCATATTCAAACGCATCGTTGAACTGACTAGGTTGTGGCTCTTGGTCAGCAGCTTGTGCTTGTGGCGCAGGCTTATTCTCAAGTGCCGCTAAACGCTGTTCTAAGGCTTCCCTTGCAGACCGCTCTTGTTGCGCTTCTTTACGCGCTTCTTCACGTTGCTTGGTTATCTCAGAAAATCGTCTTTCGAGTTTTGGATTACCTTTCGGCTTTTCCTCTTGCTCTTTTCCCTCGATTACTGGTTCACTCCGTTCCGCTTCCTCTGTTGGCTCTGTTTGCACAGCCTCAACTTCGGTTTGGTCGGCTAAACCTAATCTATTTGCATAAAACTCTTGCGAGTTCTCGCTGGTCAAAACATGACCCGCTTCTTTCTCAGACATTACGTGTCCCTACGAATTTACCCAGTTAACCTAACTGGTAAGGTGTTGGTAATTTACCACTTTATTGTTGCTGTGTCAAAGGATTGCCCTGTTGCTCTATGTCTTGGGCGGCAAATGCCATCGCCCTATCTTGTTCCATATTGCGCTTGTCAATCTCAGCGTTAAGTCTTGCCGTGTCCATGTTGTGCAAAAGTAGGTCAGTGATTGCTTCAATTTCTACCTTGTTTTGAGAGGTAATTGAGCGTGTGTTCTGGTCATTGACCTTAACTTCTGCCATCGTTTCTGTGTTGTGCGCCTTGGCTGTCTGGCGCATAAGTTCGCGTTTAGTTTCGCTATCTTGTCTAATTTGCTCAATATCACCGCGCTGTTTAATAAGCGTCTGCATTGCTTGCATTTGCTGTTGCATCTGCTGCATTTGCTGTTTAGAAGCCAAGATTTGCATTTGAACTTGCGGTGGAATTTCTGATTTTTCGTCAATCTGGCTCATTGGGTTCATTGCCGCCAAGCGGTCAGCAATGATGTCAGCGCCAGGGAAGTCCATGTTCCTAAACACCAAGTCACCTGCCACATTAAACAATTCTGGCTTTGCAAGCAAAGGCATCATTGCATCGACTGCCTCTTGACGCTTGCTGTTGTAGCCTGGCCCTGTCTCCATGACCACATCGTATTGACCAATTTGTGTGTCGTTCAAGATTTTGCCAATAGCATCGCGCTGGTTTAATCCCAACATATCTGGCTTACCATCTTCGCCAATGATTCTCAAAATGCGTTGTGTGTCGTAAATCTTGGGTATTAAGTCGAGAATGATTTTGCCCACATGGGCAATAGAACGGGTCAAATTGTCGTAATAGTCGTAGTTAGTTAGGTCAACTTGTTGTTGCTGGCCATTCAAAGCCTTGCCAGATATGTTGCCTTGACCTAATTGTGCAGGGTCAAAGATGCCCATAATTGTTTTAATGTCATCATTAACACTAGCTGCCGCCACCATTACGCCAGCAGGCGGTGGCTCTGGTTGTAAGCGTTGCGGTACTGGTGCGGCTCTACCTTCAATGTCGGTTTGTTTGTATCTCAGCAGCGGGAACGACTTAATATTTGCTTGCGCCCAATCGTTTTCATGCCCTTCGTCTTGACCTTCAGCCATGAGCCACTTGGCTTTAGGTGCTAGGGCAATGCTTTCTGTAAGGCTGGTTTGCCAGAAGTTATACATACGCTGGCTGTCTTTAGCGTAGCGCACCATGCCAAACTTCTTACGCTTATCACCAATCACCACATGACGGCCATAAACTGGGATTATTGGAATGTATTTGCTTGCCCAATCCCGTTCTTCAATGACCTCTATGGCAGTTAGTTTCTTGTATTTAATGGTCTTTTTGACTGATTCGCGTGTGTCAATAACTGTTATGCCAGCCATAGCCAATCGGTTAAAGAAGTCTTTGTCATCAGCAAAAGTGCTAGAGCCATCGCTCAATAGGTATAGTTTGGCTTTCTCGCGTACTGTGTAGTAATACTCAGCAAGGCGAATATCCTCTTTTGTAATCCATTCTGATTGGCTGTCACCCGTACCGCGCTGTGTAAATGATGTGCCATCGTCATTGTCTGGGTACATAGACCTAAACACATCTTTGGGCATCATTGTGGTTATCAGGCACTTTTCTGCGTCTGAGCCGTCTGGCGCAATAGAGTTAGGGTCAAAGTAAACAGTAAACGGGTTATCAATAGGGTCAATGTAAATTTCTTGGTCGAATGAATCTTCGCTTACATAGTCTGTGCGTATACGCATAAAGCCCCAACCCATTCGCACCGCATAGTCAAATGCGTTGTCATAGGCGTGGTCTGCGTTGGAATTGACTTCAATATGGCGAATAATGCCCTGTATGTCTTGCGCTTCAATCATTTGCTCATGCGTATTAGTCGCGTGAACTTTGATGCGTGGGCGTTGCTGGCGTTGTTGGTTGGCTACTTGTCGGCAGTAGCCGTCTAACTTGTTAATTGTTAAACATGGTCGTGCTTCGAGATTACGGCTGTTTTGTAGTTCTACTGGCCATTGGTCACCAGAGACAAACTTTAAATCTTCTAGCGCTTCTTGGCGGTTCATCGTGTCTGCGTCATTGCAGAACTTGAGGAACTGAATCGCCTCGGTAATTACTGGGTCGAAGTCATCTGCCATATCTATCCCATCCAACTGTTAGGCTGACCATATTGTTGATTCTGCACTTTACGCCTTGGCTTCGGCTCGTTAATCATTAGCCCGATATACCGAAAGGCATCTGCGCCATGACTGTATTGGTCGTGCAACGGATTACGGCTAAATTGACCCGTCTCAGGGTCTACCTCATAGCGGTAATGTCTAAGGCATTGTAAACCATCGTAGCAATTTTCGCGGTCAAACCAGCAATTACGAAATATTGTTCTAGCTGCATTGATGCTATCGACTATCGGTGTGCGCTCAATAATGCGGGTTTT